TATGACAAAGCTCATTTACAATTTCACAATCTAGTTGAGTATGATGACAAGGCAAACAAAGTTCAAACTGATATGACAGGTGGCCGCATGATGCAACAAATCATTCAAGATGCTAATGCACATATGCAAAATACATTTTCATTTATTCCACCTCAACGTATTAAATTAGGACGGGTATATGATTTTGAAGATCAACAAGCAGCATTCATGAATGAGATTGATCAATTACAACGTCGTTACAATTTAAAAGATACTGACTTACTTAGCGATTATCATAAAATGTGGTGGAACGACATCATACAAACAAAAGCTCAGCAACTAGGATACGTAATTCCAGAAAGTGTTTTAAACTCGTTAATATATCGATGGGCATTTAATGATAAATCTACAAATATCTCAATATTAAAAAAACAAATTGATAATCCAGAATTTTTAGCATGGGTCGATGCGTTCGATAAAAAAGATTTTAAACAATATCAAAAACAAAACTTAGAACCATTCGAATCAATCTTTTTGAGATTAGGTGTTGTTGTATTACAAAATGCAACAAATTATTTAGCTGCAAATCCAGATAAAACGGTACAGGAAATAAAACGAGAAATGGCTGAGTTAATTAGAGAATTACAAAATCATCCAGACCCAGCAATTATTTCTAAATTAGAACATGAATTACGCCGTATACAAAAACTCGGCGGGTTTGATTCAATTGTACCTTCTGAAGGAATTGTATTCGTATACGACGGTAATACCTATAAAATGACAGGTGCATTTGCTCCAGTTAATCAGATACTAGGAACATTGAAATTTGCACGATAACATATTTATATAAAATGGATAAAAATCATGGCTGAAAAACATAAAAGCAAATACAAAAAACCAGAAAATAAAAAACCAACTTATCGCAAAGATTTAAAGGATTATACTTTAGATGATAAAGATGGAAAAATGAATCCAAAATCTTCAGGGGAACTAGAAAAAAATGTTCTTCGCAAAACAGATAAAGAAGTTATTGATAACGGTAAATTAACGCCTGATTATAAAGATAACGATCGTTTATATAAAGATTTGGAAGATGGTGAGTATGATCCTAAGACAGCTTTAAAGCGCATGAAAAAACGTCAAGAGACTGAAGAAAAAGATGTTGAAGATACATTAGCAGGAAAAATTAAAACTTTAACAAATGAACAAAAAGAACGTTTAGTTAGAGAATATATTCGTCGTAAAATTGCTAAAGTTCTTCAAGAACAAGCAACTCCAGAAGAAGATCCATTAGCTGATTTAAATGCAGATCCTAATGCACCTGTTGATCCTAATGCACCAATTGATCCAAACGCACCAGTTGATCCAGGAATGGAAGATCCATTAGCAATGTCAGGCGGAGCAGCAGCACCACCACCCCCATCAATGGATACGACAACACCGCCTGCTGATACAACTGCTACTCCTGCAGCAGCACCAGTAGTCCCAGAAACTGATATTACTCAACCAGATTTAGATAAATTAAATAAAGGTGGTAATGTTACTAAATTGAAAGAACTATCAAAAATATTTAAAAATTTAAATACAGATGTAGACCCAGCAGATACTCGTACATTTTATCGAATGTTAATTAAATTAGCAGAAAAACGAATGAGCCAGATATCAAGCACACCATCTGATTCTGAATAAAAAATAAAAAAGTTATATGGCAAAAAAGTTACAAAATGTTAAAGCTGTTCAACAAATGTTGGACGGTACCCACAAGTTTCAAACCAAAAAAACTGTAGGTTTTAGTGATGCACAAGATGTTGCAAAACGAAATGAACGTCATGAAATTGGCGATACATGGGAAGAAACAGATCCAACATCTGGTACAATTTATATTATTGAACAAAAAGATGGCTTTCGAATTCGTAAACCAAAAAATTCAGAAGTATTCCAAGAAATCCGAGAAGAACTCAGAGCATTTCCTAATTGTCGAAAAGAAACATGTACATGTGCTGGCAGACATCCATTAGACCAAAAAATGCGTAGTATCCATGGAATGTGTTTTGATTGCACTATTGAAATGGAACACGAATTGAAAAAAGAAGGCAAATACGAAGAATATGAACGACAAAAAATTCGTGAAAATGCATTAGCATGGCTAGCATCAGCAGAACGTGATGTAGCAATGTTAAAAGAAACATATACTCAAGCATCTAAATTTGTTAGTAGTGGAAACGGAGATGTTGAATCTTGGGCACAAAAAATGACCCCGGAACAATTTGAAGAAACAGTACAAGCACAATTTGATAAATTCAAAGAAAACTTTTTAAATAATCTAAACAAGGAAACAACAAATGAAAATGATTAAAAAATATTGGGTAGCCATTGCAACAGCTGTTGCAGCAGTTATCGGATTTTTTCTACTTAATTCAAAAACTAAGACAAAAAAAATAGAAAAGATCGAAGAAAAAATTGAAGACAATGAAAAACAAATTGTCGAAACAGAAAAAAAGATTGAAGTAATTAAAGAAAAAACAGTTGCTGCAAAAAAAGAAGCTGTTAAAATTAAAAATGAAATTGCTAAAATTGAAGAAGCTAAAGAAACAATTGAAGTTGTTGAAGTAGCAATCGAAGATGCAAAAGAAAACATTTTGAAAAAAACACGTAGAAAAAAATGAAAAAACTAATCATAATTTTAATGTTCCCGGCAATTGCATTTTCTCAAAAAGGAAAAGCAAAGCCCGATACATGTTTCACTCAATCAGAGTTAGCAGATATTTCTTTTATATTGGATTCATTGTGGACTGCTGATGATATCAACAATGAATTGATTTTTAAGTATCGAGGATTAGTTAAACAACAAGATTCAATTGCAACATTAGATTCTATGCATATCGCAGAACAAGACACTGAAATTAAATTGTTAAAATCTAACATTGATTTATATAAAGAACAGATTAGATTAATGCAACCAAAATGGTCTGATAAAAAAAGCATATGGTTTGGTTTCGGATTTTTATCAGCATTAGGATCAGGAATTCTAGTTAATCAATTAATAAAATAATATGACACAACCAAATTTAAAACAGATCATTCAGCAACAATACACAATGTGTGCTAAAGATCCTGTTTTCTTTATGCGTCAATATTGTTATATTCAACACCCGAAAAAGGGTAAGATTAAATTTAACTTGTTCCCGTTTCAGGAAACATCATTATCTGAATTACGAGATAACCGATACAGTGTTATTCTTAAGTCTCGTCAGTTAGGTATATCAACATTATCAGCCGGCTTTGCACTTTGGTCAATGTTATTCAAAGAAGACTTCAACGTGTTAGTTATTGCAACAACACAAGAAGTAGCAAAAAACCTTGTAACTAAAGTACGTGTCATGCACGACAATTTACCTAGTTGGTTAAAAGGTAATATTGAAGCTGATAATAAACTTTCATTGAAATTTAAAAACGGCTCACAAATTAAAGCAGTATCATCTGCAACAACTGGAGCACGTTCAGAAGCCTTATCATTGCTTATTATAGATGAGGCTGCATTTATCCGTAATATTGAAGAAATATGGATAGCATCCCAAGCAACACTATCAACTGGTGGGGGTGCAATTGTATTATCTACACCTAACGGTGTGGGTAACTGGTTTCACTCAGTTTGGTCTGAAGCCGAACAAGAGATTAATGGATTCCACACAATTAAACTGCATTGGACCGTACATCCAGACCGAGATCAGGATTGGCGAGATGATCAAACGAAATTATTAGGTGAACGAGGTGCTGCACAAGAATGTGATTGTGACTTTGTTAGTTCCGGACATACTGTAGTAGATGGTGGAATATTATTAGACTACGAGAATCAATGTATAGATCCAATTGAAAAACGAGGATTTGATAATGGTTATTGGGTTTGGGAATATCCTAACTATGATCGTAATTATATTGTTGTAGCTGACGTTGCCCGAGGAGATGGTGGTGACTGGTCAACATTCCATGTTATTGATACTATTGATATAAAACAAGTTGCGGAGTATAAAGGTAAACTACCACCGAAGGATTTCGGGAATATGTTATATACGGTAGCAACTGAATGGAACAATGCATTGCTAGCAGTTGAGAATGCTAATATCGGATGGGCTGCAATTCAACCTATTTTAGATAGAGGCTATGACAATTTATTCTATACATATAAAGATGATGGTTATGTAGATGTCGATGTGCAATTGAAAAAAGGTTATGATATGAAAGATAAGAGCCAAATGGTTCCTGGAGTATCAACCACATCGCGTACACGTCCATTAATGATTTCAGCATTAGAAATGTATATGCGTGAAAAAACACCGATAATACGTTCTAAGCGCTTGATACAAGAACTATTCGTGTTTGTCTGGCTAAATGGTAAAGCTCAAGCACAATCCGGCTATAACGATGACTTAGTTATGGCATACGCAATTGGATTATGGTTACGCGATACATCGCTTAAACTTCGCCAACAAGGAATTGAACTTACAAAAAATTCATTATCGCATTTTCAAAAAACAGAACCAGTTATTTATACCGGTAAACCTGCGAATTCAGCAGATGGCTGGAATTGGAATAATGGTCGAGATAATGAAAATCTAACATGGTTAATTTAAAAACACCCATGGTTCTGTAACGAGTAATATTTATATTAAAATAAAATAATATTATGGCGTCACTACAGAAACGTTTAAAGAATCTTTTTGCTACAAATGTTATCGTCCGTGCAATCGGAAAAGATAAAGTACGGGTTGTTGATACAAACCGTTTGCAAGGTGTTGGAAACTTAGGTCAGAGTAAAATCGCTGATAGATATACTAGAATGCATGGTGCTAATAAGCACATGGTTGGTGGAATGGGCGGATATGATTCTAACTATTACATGCAGCAAAACCGCATGCAACTATATGCTGATTATGAAATGATGGATAAAGATCCAATCATTAGTGCGGCATTGGATATCTATTCAGATGAATCTACATTAGAAGATCAATTCCAAGAAATTCTAACAATTAGAACAAATAACACACAAATTCAAAAAATACTTTATAATTTATTTTATGATGTATTGAACATTGAATTCAATTTATGGACATGGATTCGTAACATGACCAAATATGGTGACTTCTTCCTTAAATTAGATATTGCAGAAGAATATGGTGTTATTAACGCACGTCCTTTTTCTAGTTATGAAATTGAGCGTTGGGAACAATATGATGAAGTAACTGGTCGTTATGACATTAAATTTAAAAATGTTGCTGACACCCGCGAATCATATGAAACATTTGAAATTGCACATTTCCGTATGTTATCTGATTCTAACTTCTTGCCATATGGTAAATCAATGTTAGAAGGAGCCCGTAAAGAATTTCAAAAATTAATGATGATGGAAGATGCAATGCTTATTCACCGAATTATGCGCGCACCTGAAAAACGTATTTTTAAAATTGATATTGGTAATATTCCACCAAATGAAGTTGATACATTCATGGAACAGATTATCAATAAAATGAAAAAAGTTCCACACGTAGATCCAAATACGGGAAATTATAATCTTAAATTCAATTTAAATAACATGTTGGAAGATTATTACTTACCAGTTCGTGGAGGTCAATCTTCAACTAGTATCGA